CCTTCTCCAAAAATTCCGTCAAAAATATCATAAAATAGCAAACAATATTCCCTTGTTATTTCCGATATCTTCCCAACCTTTTCAAGGTTCTTCTCTCTCGGCTCAATGCTTTCAAATACTTTTTCGTATCTTTCCAAAAACTCTACGTCATCCATATCTATTTCAAGTTCTACATCGTTCCATTTCCACTGGCTCATCGGCTCACTCTCCTATTCTTTCTCGTATTTTTTACCGTCTTAAAATCGGCGGCAGCTACTCCCCCATGTAATCTCCCTTGGCGTAAGTAACTGTCTTGGATGTAATATCCACCTCTGTAACATATCCCTCTTCGATGTCGGACACGGCTTTCAGCGATCCATTGTAAACCAATGCGTCTGTTCCATCTCCGTCCGAATCCGGGGTAACTGCGTAAGTTCTCTTTGTTGCGTAACACTTGTCGCCTTTCGCGTTCTTTTTGTAAAAATCCACCGTGACCACTTCTACATGAGCATCATCTGCAACTTTCTCTCCATCATGGATTGCCGCAATGCGCTCATGTACAGGATTCCCTGCATACATATCAAAAGAGTACTCTGTAGCCGGAGCATATCCAACTACATCTGATCTCTCGGTGCTTTCATCCACGTACTGTCTGGAATACTCTTTCGGGTTTTTTCCGTTTGTCATTGCGGTAAAATTGGTCATTCTCTCGAATTTTGGCGAACTACCCGTTGCATCCGTGTTCATGAATGCCACACGCAAATGTCTGCCGACTAATTTTGGTGCTGCTGCTACTGCCATACTTATACCTCCTGCGTATAAATTAAGCGGCACTCAATACGATACTTTGCGTTTTCACCGTTCATATCGTACAAGTAACCGCTGTTTAAAGTTTCGATTGATATCGGGTTCTTCTTTTCTTCGAGTTTCGGGAGGTTGCCGTTAAAGCTCTGCTGTTCCAACCACTCTTCGAAGCTCTGGAAAAATCCACTGTTTTCAATGTTAATTCGTGCGTCTTGGTCATACTCTTCTTGGCTTGTAAATGCGAATTGGAACTGCTTCTTTGCCCCACCATCCATGTATCTCTGCATGATCGGGTCGCAAGGGAGAGGGTCAACAGAGTACCCCATATCCGTTCCAATGTAGTCCACATTTACACGTCCATCACTTAAAAACGGACATGTGAGAATATATGATCTGACGCTGTCAATGAGATTTGACATACTTCGCCGCTCCTTTCAGGATAGAGTCTTTGTGACGATTTTTCATGCGCTCAAACCATCGTGATTTTTCCTTGTGCTCGTAATACTGTCTACGTGCATAAGGTACAATCTGGTTGATCTCACCACTGCCAATCACAGTTCCAAGGGTTGCAGATTTAATTAAAACGCCGGATCTCTTTGGTGTTTCAGGCGCCATTCTTCTTACGCATTCAGAATCAACAAAAGACTGTGCATTTGCAAAACCGGATTCCATACTTGGCTTAAAGCTTGGATTCCATTCGAGTTTAGCGGATACTTTTCCACCGCCGGATGCTTGCGTGTATATAGATCCTCTCGAAGTCTCAATCTGGAATTTTTTCTTTCCTTTTGCCACTACACTCCCACCACCTTAATATGCGGATTGCCGCCAAAAGTATTGTAGTTTGCAGATGTAATTCTAGTCTTGTCCAGTCCGCCCAAGTCCTTGATCGTCTGCATGTCAACCTTGCAATCTCCTTTTACAAGGTAATCGTCTTTCTTAATTTCCACGCTCGTATCCGGGATTCTGACAGTGTAAGTGTCTGCTTGCTTTAATCCATCTGTCGTGATCTGCGACTTTTCATTTTTATACCACCATACCTCAGGTATATATATCCGTTCCCATTCATCCAGCCGAGTAGACGGGTTGTATTTTCGGCTGTACAGTGTAACATCTGTGTTCGTTAACATATCCCTTGATAAAGCAATCCAGTATTGCCAAGATATGTTTTCGCAATCCGGTACAGCTTGGATTCAAGTACTTTATTTGCATCCTGTCCGTCAACACACTCTGTCACATAAGACACAGAGTACCCGTCTGTATTTTCGGATTTTACGATCTTTCCATCATTTACTGTCGAATTATAGATGACATCGCACATCTCACAAAGACACGATTTGATACGGTGCTCATTTTCCGTGTCGCTTTCTGCTCTTCCGGATGTGAAATCATCCATATAAACATCTGCAAGATCACGAGTCTTTTTAAACGCGGACTCAGTGGAGATTTTCTCTCCACCAAAGTCCTCAATGTAGTATTTGTAATCTACTAACATGTGTACTCCTTACTGATTCGCCATAATCCCCTGTTTTTTCATCTCCGCAAGAATCGCATTGATTTTATTTTTCAGGTCAGTCGCTGTTTCTGTGGACAAATCTTCGATCAAAGCCATCTGTTTCACACCGCCAAGCGTTGTTTTATTCGCCGCTGGAAGAGTGTAACTTGGTCCCGCTGGTCCCTGTGCGCCCGGATCTCCCTTGTCTCCTTTCGGTCCTGCTACTCCTGGATCGCCTTTTTCGCCTTTTTCGCCTTTTGCTCCTGCTGGTCCTGCCGGTCCTACTGCTCCTGCTGGTCCTGCTGGTCCAACCTGCTCGTTCTTCACGCCCTGCTCTAATTTATTCATCTTTTCTGCTGTCATAACGTCGCCATCATTCCATGTCGTTGGTGTATATGCCATAACTCATACCTCGCTATTTTGCTTTACCTACTTTTGCCTTTCCGACTTTCCCCCTGCCTACCAAGGCGAGGTCTTCAGGGGGTGCTATTCCCCCACGTGATGACAGTAAATTCCTTTTACTTTATTTTCGTATGCATCACACATTCCAACCGTTCTGTATGCGTACATATAAGCATCAGCAGACTGGTTCTGTTCCGGAGAAATAGTCTTCGGAACAGTGTGTTTCTGGTACTGGATAGCAGAGTTTCTGTCGATTGCCATAAAGTTAATCGCTTTTCCCTCTGCATTTTTCGCGAAACCTCCGGCACCGCCCGCGGTCAAGTCGATCTTTGTATAGAATCTTGCGGATGGAACTCTGACGATACCAGCCCATCCTTCAAGCGCTCTCTTAGATGCAGTTGTATCCAGATCTTCAACCATGCCAACGAGCGCCGGGTTAATAAACAGATAGCATGTAGACACATCTCCCTCCGCATCTTCGATCGCGTTTCTCGCTGCTCTTAATGCTGCAAGTGTGGCTTTACCATCCGCAAGCGCACCGCTTGCAGTTGTGATACCGGAAATCTGTGCGTACTGCGAAAACCTCCATGCGTCCAGCTCCGGAACGACCTGTGTACGGATGAATTCGCCAGCGAGACGTCCGAATGCAATGTCAGCGCTCTCAATGTTGTCCATTGCATCGATGTTAAATTTACGCCCTCTGTCATAAGTGCATTTAACAGTCTCGTAATCGAGAGTTACATCACCGTTTACATATCCTGCAGACTTGTCATAATTTGCGAGTCCCTGCATGGACATTTTCGGAATTAAAATTTCATTCGCGTTTGCTCCCTCGCGGATCAGATTGCTCGGACCATCCAGAATAGATGTGAGTGAGCTTTTCTTATACACAAGGTCAAGCATCGTGGAATACTGTTTTCTGAGTTCGATTGAATTTGCCATATCTTATCTCCTTATCATTTAAAATCTTTTTCTGTGAGCCCCATAGCAGCTGCTACGGCATCAAAAGCACCCGGCTTCTCTGTTCCGCCGCCAAGCACCGGATTCTTAATCGGTTCATCGTCTGCAAACAGGAACTTGCTTTCTTCATTCTCTTTCAGCTCTTTAAAAGCGTTCTCAATGTCCGTATCCTGATTTTTAGACGCTTTCAGATCATCCGTTTTTAGGAACGGGAGCACTGCTTTTAATGCTCTTGCACCATGTTTTTTCGCTGCTGATTCAAGTTTTCCATTAAACTCATAATCCTGTTTAATCTGCACTTTCTCCGCTTCTGATGCTTCATATTTCTGCTTGTAATCAGCTACCTGCCCTTTGATTTCTTCGTAATCTCCGAATCCCTCAATAGCCGTGTTTGCGTCTGCAAGCTGCTGTTTTGTCGTATCAAGCTCAGATTTGATGTTGTCGTAATCTCTCATTGCTTTTCCGACATCTGCGGAATTGGCATCCAGAATCTTGTTGATCTGTTCTTTTTCCAATCCCATTTCTTCTAAAAACTCTCTTTTCATGCTTCATCTTCCTTTCGCTTCGCTTTTTCTCGTGGTCGCACCACATGTCTCAAGTCAGTACCCAGTTTCTCGTCTTTTGGCAGGACAAAACAAAAGAGCCACCTATGCGACTCTTCCTAACATATCCATGTATATCCGTTCTCTTTGTTGTTCTACGCCCATCTTCCGACAGAACCTTGTGTATTCGTACAGTTGGGCTTTGTATTTTACTCTCATGGTCAATATATTGTCTGGATCTGCTCTGGCAGTCTTGAGTGCCATGATCCTAGACCGCTGCGCTCTCATTGCGGTTTCCATCCTCCGCTGTTGTTGCGTAATTCCGTAAGCATCCAACTCTTTGCCTTGCCACCTCTTTGTTTTGTTTTCTATGGCATTCTGCTTTCTCAACCATTCATCCGACCACTGCCGTTCAGACGCACCTTTTACAAATGGGTAATAATCGTGGTAGCAGTTAGCTCCTTGTAGGCCAGTAGCAGTTCCAAGGCCGCACACAGACACCAGTTCTTCTTTGCTGTATACTTTTCCCTGCCACTTGCGGTGTTCCGGTCTGGCTCCCGGATGCCAGTCAACCTCGTAATAATTTGTACCCAGTTTCTCGGCGTTAATCTTGTTCAGTTCTCCTGTGATCTGCGATACTCCAGTTAATACGCTTCTGCGGACTGCTACATGCACTCTGTTACTGTATCCGGTGGCATAATCTACAGTCCTTAACCCACTGTTTGTCATCTGCGTGACAACTCTCCGGATGACTGTGTTATAGTCAAACGCACCGCTTAATACATCCATGATCGCCATATCTACATACCGTTGGTAATACTCGGAAAATGGCATAAATACACGCCGATTTCCCATAAGCACAGAGAATCCATAAGACCTTGCAAGGTTCTGCAACTCATCCTGTGTCTGCTTCCTGACGGCCTGCGACACCTGTTTGAGCTGTTCGTTTTCCTCTGCCGGAATAAATTCCCGGTTGATCTGCTCATATAAGTCCTTATCCCTTACATACTGCCACTCTACTATCTCATCGTAGAGTTTAAACATCTCCGGATATGCAGCTTTCAGAGCATCTTTTATGATTTTTTCTACCTCCTCTGTGCTCTTTCCCATCTCCGCCAGCCTGTTAATCTGGTAATCGGCAGTGGATGTGATCTTTCCGGCCTTTCTGATTCTGCGAACAATATCCTGTACGATTCGGTTCTCAGCATCCATCCATATAGATTCCATCCTAAGAGACATTTTTTCGACATCTGGCTTGCTCATCACCTATCACTCCATTACTCCACCTTGATCCGGCACATTCGCCTTTGCAGTCTCTTCATCCTCTCCAAGGAATCGCACCCTGTATTCCCAGTGCGATCTAATTCCGGCCGCTATCTCATTTAGCATCAACTGGCGATCCGTTTCCTCATCTGTCAGAATTGAGTCTTTAAAACTGCAGATAAACTCATATCCTGAATGAAGCATTCCTTCGTGGAACGCCAGACCTCTCACAAAATCCTCTAAGCAATCTCGTAAGTTATCTTGGATTGCTTTAACACGATTGTATTTCCGGTTTTTTGATGCCTTAACCTCTGTGGCTGTCTTATCCACGCTCTGCGGATTGCTTAAGTCCCCGAACGCAAGGCCAACTACAAACTCGATCTGTCTAAAGTAGTTCTCTAGACCGTTAATCAAGTTCTGGTCTCTAAGCTCCGGCGAAAATTCTTTAAAAAATCCCTCTTCGCCATCAATCCCTCGATACAATTTTTTATTTAATTTCGCTATACCGTTCTGTCCGTCTGGCTCTCGCTTGATAGCCGCAGCATCCACATGGATCGCCCTCTCACCAGACTCAAACTCCCAGTCTATTCTCGCGCTCTGCACGTCCGCTTTCCTGATCAAATCGATCGCACAATCAAAAATAGACACACCACAAGGCGTGTCATCAATCCTGTTCTTGATCGGATTCCGGTAATATCCAAAATCCATTTCTTTCACTCCCAGATATGCTACGTGCTCCGGGAGTCCTGTCCATGCTTCTAGGCTTTCCAACGGGATTTTACGGTCAAATCCATATCTGCTAGACGAGCTGTAGGCTTCGTTTGTAATCTCAAGAAATCCGTTTTTTATGCTGTGCCGCTCCAATCGTACATAGTACTTGGAATCGTCAATATCTCGGAAGTCCAGAAAGACGATATCGTTCGGCTTCTCATCGTTTCCAAAACTTACAGGGATAAACTTGTCTGCTGTTACAAACTCCGCTTGTCCATTTCCAAGCGGTTTTAAACAAAAAGAACCAAGCCCTAGGCCGTCCTGCAAGTTCTCGTTCAGGCTCTCTGTGGTGCTCTCAAACAGCTTCAGGAGCTTGTCATTTGAGATTTTAATTTCCATTTCTGACAAAACTACATCCGTAAACTCTCTGCATATCCCCTGCTCGATTTTTAGGGATGTTACATAATCTTTGCACCAGTCTGCATTCCCGGACAGCATACTGTTCCATTCATTTATTTTTTGCACCATCGTGCTTGTAATTGCAGGAGATTCTCTCAACACCTGCTTCATCGTTGTCCTGCTTATCATGTTAAACACTCCTGTAATAACCTTGTTAATAAACTTAAACATCTTGCACCTCACTCTGTCAGCATCTTAATATCACGTTCTATCGTGTACTCAAATGCATCCAGTGTATCAATATCACTACTGCCGTCATCCAGTCGGTCATCCTTCATCGCTTTTTCATCCCACACAGCCTCTTGCAATCCGGTTGATAATGTTTCGCAATCATTTGTAATAAAAAAGCGCCCAGCTCCCATGAGCTTTAAGACGCATTCTATTCTGTCATTTATTCTGATTTTCTTGGCCGGTCTTACAATCGTGGCCGTATGGGCTTTGTTCATAGCGTTTCGGATACTCTGGCCGAGCGTAGTCTCTGCATTGTCCCAATAGATAAAATCAACTTTTCCATACTTGTCTTGCACCTCGTCCACGAATTTGATAAGCAGATCATTCAGTATGTTGGAGTCAATCCCGTCTTTAAAATCCTTGTTCATGTGCCGGACGCTCTTCAATCCGTACACGTTGTTGTCTCGGTCATATCCTCTCGCTACAAACGAATGACCAGACTTATTGCCACCAAAGTCCACACCAATAACAATTTCTGTCAAATCTGATGCAGCCGGCTCTTTTATAAATTCTTCTGGATGATCTGCGAATTTTCGGTAAATTGCTCCCTCTGCTCTCTTCCAGAGCCCGAGAATTAATCTGTCGTAGTAAACTGTGCCCTCGTATTCTTTGCAGAGCTGCTTTACAAATTCTGGATCAAGAAATGGATTGTCAAAAATCGTGTATTTCTGCAAGTATATGTCCAGTTCTTTGTTGTCGATAAATTCCTTTAACCAGTGTGTAGGATTCTCCGGGTTGCAAGCTCCATCAAAGCAGGAATATGTCTTATCAAGACGGGATTTCAGCATCTGGAAGACTTCTTTGTTCCATTTCGCAATCTCATCGCCGTAACAATACTTAACGGACGCTCCCTGTATCTTTGCAACTTGACTGACCTTTTCTGCACCGAGACAATAGACATCCTCGCCGCATACTCTGGCAACATTCCGATTGTTAATGTTCCCGATCAGATCACTGGTATAGATTTCTCTCATCGGTTGGAGCACGTTTCGCTCAATGGATTCTTTAGAGACTCCCATGATTACATTTAATCCGGGGAGTCCAGCTCTATCTCGGATTCTTTTTGGAACAATATAAGCAGTATCTACAAATGACTTTCCCGAACGTACCGCGCCAGATTTAATATTCCATCTATGCGTTGCGTTTATGATGTATTCATTCTGTTTTTTGCTTAGCTGCATTGTCATGCAATCCTTTCAAGATTTCATCCAGCTTTTCAATCGCTGTCCTATCTTCATATTCCTGCTTATCTCTCCACTTGTCCGGTTTCCGGTTCTTCAACCAGAAGATCTGGGCTGTAGTGTCCGGCGCTACTTGCTTTGTGACCTTTTTCGTAGTTTTCATCTCATCGAGTTCCGGTATGTATTCTCTGGTCGTTTCCGTGTACTCATATCCAAGCGCACGTTTTAGCAAAGCATTCTCGACTTGACGATCAACGACCTCTTTTCCTCTTTTTAGGGTGTCCGAAATGTCCGAATACTTGTCTTTCCAGCTATTTAATGTGCTTCTGGAAATCCCGATATTATCTGCAATCTGCTCGTCCGTCAGACCATCTCTCGCCCATCCCTCTATCTTTAGCAAGCCTTCCGGCTCTAGCCACTCTTGATATTTACCTTTTGCCATCCGACTCACCACCTTTATAGCATAATAAAAGCACCCATCTCTGGATGCCAAGAATGTAGGACTACTGCTGAAAGAATTAATAACGCCAACAAAAACCAAAATAACCAAATACACAATCAAAATTTATAAGAAAAAGGAGGAAACTTTGCAGTAGTCCACAATGGGTATAGCAGGACTCGAACCTGCGACACGTCGGTTAACAGCCGATTGCTCTACCAACTGAGCTATACACCCGTAGGATGCCAGTTGACATCCTTTACCCTATCCGCACTCGGGTACTGACACTAAATATAGATTGCTGAATCTATTTTTGTTTGTTTTGCAGATCTGCGGATATCTGCGTTTTGGTACCATTTGTGATGTAAGTCCGGTGTGCACTCCCAGAACAGACCTCAGCTGTGCAGCCTGCATCTTACATCACGAAGTCGTGTACAGGAGTCGAACCTGTCTACCCTACGTTTGTCACGACATAAGAAAAGCACCTATACCACATGGCAAGGCGCTCTTCCTCTTTATATAACTAGAGAATTAGTAAACATTTTTTTGAATCCCAAGAACACGCATAATCGCATCCTGTAGGACTTTTGAATAATTGATTCCCGCTTTTTCAGCTTCTACATTCAGCCAGTATGGAATCGTGCAGTTTTTCTTCACTGCCTTATTATCTACCTTTTTTCTGTATTCCACGAAATCAACGTCTACTAATGTAACAATGTCATCTTTATCCGCTTTTATTTCTACTGAATTTGGTTCTGGAATTTCTTTTTCGCAATCCAAATATTCAATACCCATCAATCCTATTGCGTCTCGTGCCATTTCCATAGCATCCGCAATATCCTCCCCCTGTGTCGCAATGTCAAAATCTGGGATTTCTACATAAAATCCATCGGATTCTTTTGAAATTACGATTGGATACGCCTTTCTCCTATACATTTTCTTTCCTCCTACGCATTAACTTTTCCTATACCATGTCTTACTTGAAAATTATTTTTAGTTACACATATCGAGAAGTTGGGGCTATTTCAACCCCAGCTTCTTGATAATGTTCCTTGCTAGTCTTTCGTTAATATCTGGATGTCTCGGAATTGGCTCCATCCGATCACCATCGGTATATATATCATGATTTGCACCATTTCTCTTTATATACCACCCATTTTTCTCTAGCATCTTTACTAATTCTCTTCTTTTCAAGACTCACGCTCCTTTTCTGTTTATACGTATATTATACGCATTGTATATTGTTTTGTCAATACTTTTATGCGTATTTTGTGCGTATAATTTTAAGGATACACAAAACACCGCCAGACGAGAAAGGGTGAAAGTCCGGCGGTGTTCCGAATGTTGTTTGGAAAGCTTTTGGAGTCTTTCTTCTAACTCCATGTTATACTATAGACTACTTAAAACGAACAATGCGAACAAAACGAACAAACTTTTATTTTTCTTTCATCCACCTCTGAAATTCCATTCTTGCACTATCTCCTGTGCAATTCCCTTTCATTTTTGCAGCCACTTCATCCCACGTCAGTCCTTGCATCACCTTGAACCGGATAATCCGCTGCATCCTTACCGGAGCTTTATTGATTACTCGCTCTGCTTTTACTTTAATCCGCTTTGCGTTCAGCTTTCGTTCTTCCAACAACCGTTCCTCTTCGTCTATGTTCACTGCACTCTCTACACATCCAGAGATATTAAAGCTCTGCGGTTGGTACGGAAACTCTGGATTGCTGCCTGTCACTTTATCCTGTACGATTGACTTTCTTCTGTGCCGTCTGATATCTTCCTCTGTCTCTTTCACAAGTGCTTTCGCATCCATGTACTCATAGATTATATTCTTATCCACCTCAATCACCTCCCGGAATTGGCTTTTTGATGTTGTACTTGCTTGCTATGTATTCCAGAGTGTCCGTATTTGTTCTGTCAGCCCTTTTAAAATCACAGGCAAAGGCTTTATGCTCCTGTTGCTTTAAAGCTGTCTCACAGGGCTTTCTCGTTGCCATATTATGCGCATCTATCTTCCGGATAACTCCTGCCGTCTCCTTTCTGCGCTTCATAGTCTCTCTTGTCATTCCTGCATCACCTCAATCTCTTCTCCTGTCAGCTCTTCAAGCTTCTGTCGCATTTCTTCCACTGTCATTTTCTTTGGTTCTTTGCGCTCCCAGATGAGTTCAAGGTTGTTTTTAATAAACACATCTTCTATGCATCCGAGTGATCCCGGAGTAATCCTATAGACTTTAACGATGTCTCCTCCTTTATAACCTGCCCATTTCAAGCCATCAGTATAACCGACTATACTATTGTGTTCGCCTTTTCCCACTGCCTTCCCAGCCAATACAAGATACATGCTGCCATCTCTTTGTTCAACTACCATCCCATCTTTCAGATCTGCTTTAGTAAATTCTTTGTCCATGCAATCACTCCATTCTAAAATTTTGTATTTATACTTCTCGAAGTAATCATAACTTTGATACCCACCATCTCCACCGTAACACGTTTTATCCCTGTATACCCCATAGTGTGTATAACTCAAATAACTATCCCCAGATGCCCATTCCATGCCATGCTTATACATCTGTTTACAAAAGTCTA